CACGACGCGGTACAGCGTGACCAGGTCGCCGTTGATGTCGTTGAGGACTTCAACGGGCGCGGCCTGGGGTCGCATGAAGTAGAGCGCGGCACCGCCGGCAAAGACCTCAACGTAGCATTCGTGTGGTGGGAAAAGCGGGATGAGGCGGTCGGCCAGGCGACGTTTGCCGCCCATCCAAGGGATGATGGGTGTGGACATTGATAGCAAGACCTTTACTGTATGGATAAACAGGCGCTAGGCTCGCCGCGCTTTGTGCACGAAGCGAGAGCCTTGGCTGGACTTGCAGGGAGGTTCTGCAGGGACGGCGGCAGGGTTGGATGTTGACGCATTCAACCCTGCCGCTCTTTTTTACTTCGGTGCTGAGACTTCTTTGGCATAGACCTGACAGGCCGCCAAGGCGATCAATCCTCGATCGCCGGCGTCGGTGATGCCGATAATTCGTTGAGCATGTGCTGGGTCAAGTTCGGCTCTTGTGGGGCCATAAACCACGCCGCCGGTTGGGGTGGCGGCTGGCACTGAGCCGCCGTTGGCTGACTCGGTGGCGTCGAGTAGGACTGACAGGCGCACATCAGCAGTGGCAAGGCGGTCGCGCAGGCGACCTTGATCACGTTGGGCATCGCTCAGGGCTCGGTAATGGGTTTTTTCGCTGACTGAAAGACGCTGCTCGAGCGCCAGGCGTTTGTCTTGCTCGGCACGTTGTTGTGCCGCTGCGGTTATGGCCAATTGGTTGAGGTTTTCCGCCTGCAGGCGGGCTTGATGTTCGAATTGCTGGCCGTAACGCCAGTCTTGAACCTGCCAGGTGATCGCGGCAGAGCCACCGACCAGCACGGCCAACAATGCGCACACTGCGAGCAGTCGATACGGCGCCGGGATCAGTTCGACGAAACGCATAGCACCGCCCTCGCCCGCTCCCACAACTGCAACCGATCCGCCAGACCATTGAGACCGCCATTGATCTTGCGCGTGATCGCCTCGAACTCACCCCGATCCGCCAAGGCATTCAAATCCCGCACCGACCAGAACCACGCGGCCGACTCGGCAGCCCATTGCGGTAGTTCGAGCAGCTCAGGGGTGCGCAACAAGCGCTCATCACCAAACAGCGCCAGGCTGCAGCGCAGGTAATTGTTGCGCCCGGTGATCTGGATCAGGCCGCGACCGCGATAGCGCTGGCCATCGCCGTCCGCTTCCGGGGTGTTGCCCAGTTTCACGGCCAGATTACCGGTGTCGTATTTGCTGAGGTACTGATCGCCGCCCAGCTCGCGAACATACTGCAGCTGACCGGACTCGTGACCGAGTTGGGCCAGGAACGCGGCCTGACGTTTCGGTGTATTGATCTGACGGTGAACCATGGCGGCGTTGAGTGCAGAAACAAAAACGCCCACTTGGCGGCGGGCGTTGGGCATGATGCGGTGTAGCTGTTGTTCGGTGATGGACATACAAACTCCAGACATAAAAAAACCGCACGCGGCGGGTTAATGGGGACGCAAAAGCATTAGCCGAGATTGACGACCTTGACCGGCTTCACCTCCTTCTTTTTCTTGCCCTTGGCTTTGGCTTTGCCCTTGTTGCCACCGTTGCACTCGACCGTGGTCGACCAGCCGGCTTGGGTGTAAACCTGCTCGACCGAATCGGCCAGATACTCGCCATCGAGCCCGACCTTGAAGCCCTGGGCATTGATCGGCCGCTCGGCGAACAGATCCGTACGGCCTTCCATTTCGAAACGCACCCCGGCACCGGAGCGGTTGAAGGCCGCCAAGCGCGCCTTGGCCGCCGATTCGGCGGCGGTCTTGTTCGGGTGAATATGACGATCGGTGTGCACCGAGGGCAGGCCGGCCGGCGCGTCGTCGTTGTCCAGGGACACGACCGCGAGCTTGCCGCCCTTCTTGTCTTGGTGTTTGGTGGCCACCTTGCCGTGCGTGTTGCGATCGCCCAGGCGGAACTGCCAGCGGCTGACGTCCTGACGGGTGATTGTGATCGCGCCAAAGGCCTTGCCGCTTGCGCTCTGCCCACCTTGGCGCGGCATCACCAACAGCTTGCCGTCCGCGACCTTGGCCGTGCAGTCATATTGCTTGGCCAGCCGCGTGATGAAATTAAAATCGGACTCGCTGAGCTGGTCCGCTCGGGCGACTTTCGTCGTCACCGGGCACCCCGGCTGCCAGCCGTTTCGCGCGGCGATATCGGCGACGATCTTTGACAGGGGGACGTTCTCCCAGCTCCCGCTGCGAATGGTCTTACCGCTGCCACGCATGTCGCTGGCCTTGCCCTTGATCACGATCGTATCCGGCGGACCCGATACCGTGATTTCGTCGACCACGTAGCGACCCAGACGAGCCACCCCCGTTTCGACATAGCCCAGGTAGATCTCGATCCCCGCACCGCGCGGGGGCAACGTCACCAGACCGTCACGGTCATCAATGCGTAACTCGAACTCGTCGGAATCCATCCCGGGCTTGTCGGTGGTGCTGAGCTGGATCAACCGGTCATTGATCAGGCCGGTGATGTCGGCACCATCGGCGACGACGCGAAACATGGGAGTCATGGGGATACGTCCAAAAGAAAACCCGCACACAGCGGGTTGGGGGAAAAGGCATTACGCATAACGCGATCGCGCGCCGGCGGCGACTACGGACGGGGTCAGTCCCAGAGCGTGACCGCTTCCGTGACCGGGGTCGGCAGATCCGGCAACAGGATGATCAAGCCGGCGCGGAACGGCTGTTCTTCCTCGGCCAGCCCCTGATTGGCATCAAGCACCGCCTCGACACTGCCGTTCAGGTGGCCGTAGTAGTTATGGCAAATGGTGTCCAACATATCCCCGTCAGACGTTCTGCATGTCATCGCCATAGCGCACGAACTCCAGGGTGAACTCTTGTTTGCGCGGGATGCCACCTTGCATCAGCGCGCTTTGATCTTCGTCGACGCTCTTCAAACACCAGGTGCCGAGCACGTCGCCATAGCCTGTGGTCAGTGTCAGCGGCTGCAACTGAGCGCCGATCGAGCGCAGGGTGTCGAGCTGTTTGAGCCCGCCCTTGAAGCCCGGGAAAATCTGGCCCTTGAGGGTGATTTTCTCGTCCCCCATGCCGACGCCTTGCTGTGCTGGCCGGCGTGACAGCCGCTCCTGAGAGGCCCAGCGAAATTCGGTGGACCGGCGCAACGAGTCAAAGGCCGCCGTGTCGAGGTTGAAGTAATACGGCTGCGCCTTGGGATCTAGCGGATGGATGATCAACAGGTGCGGGAACGGCTTCACCGCCTCCGGCGCCGGCGTACCATCGGTGGCCAGCGCGCCCGTGGGCAGGACGTTGGCCAGCGACGGACTGACCTTGCCGGCGATCTTGTTAATCGCCGTAGCCGCCTTGCTGGCCTGTTCCTTCAGAGTGGTCAGACGCTCATCGATCCCCGACAGCGCGCGACTGGCTTTGTTGTACATGCTCACCACTTGCCCGACCTTGGCCTGAGCAGCCTGTATCCCGCGCATCACGCGCTGAAGCTTGGCCCCCACCGCCGGCCCGACAAAGGGTAGATCCTCCAGCTCTGACGCTGCCCCCGTGATTTCACCGATCGCGCCATTCACCGGCCCCAGCATGCCGTCCAGGCTGCGCCGGCCGGTTTCACCAGCTGCGGCCATGTACTTCAGGCCCGACTGCAACTGCTGCAATGCAGTCTTTTCCTGATCAGACATATGCCCTCCTGATTAAACGTGTGGTTCGTCGTAGAGCTTGCTGCTGTCGACTTGCTTGGCCATGTCCCGATAGTGCTGATCGAGTAACGGCTTGATCTGGTTATAGATCGTGGCCGCGTCCTTCACGTCGCCGTTGACCACCAGGGAAAACGGCGCCTGAATATCCACTTTCGATTCGATCGTGGCCGGGGCCGGCTTGGCCACCATCGCCAGCGGCCCCGCTGGCATGCCAGCGTCGGCGCTGGCCGGCGGCAACATCATGGCCTTGGCCGCGTCACCCGGCTGCGGCGCCGGATCTTCCAACCCGGAGCGAATGACCTTCGGCCGGCGCAGCTCAGAGCCCGGAAAGCGCACCTTGTTGGCAAAGTGCGGCAGCAGCATGGCGTCTTTGGAGTCGGGGTCGCGCGGGGTCATACGACACCGGCGGCGGTGGCGGCTCAAACGCTTTCGGTGCGGTGTCGAAAGATTTGGCGATATCACCCATCACCGGCGGGATGTTCTTGCCGGCGTCGGCCATCATCAACGGCCCGGCCGCCGGCATGCTCTTCAGTTCCTCGGGCGTGCCAAACATGGACTTGCCGAGGTAACCACCCAGGGCGTCGCCACCCTGACTGCCGAGATACCCCCCGATCAGCCCGCCGACGATGGTGCCAATCACCGGAATCGCTGAGCCAATCGCCGCACCGGCGGCCGCACCGGCCAGCGTGCCGGCCAGTCCGCCCGCCGCGGCACCGTACCCTTCGGCCTTCTCGTCTTGCGTCTCGGCATTCTGATAGGTGTCGATGGCCTTATAGCCCGCCTCGGCGACGGCGAACACCGTCGCGCCTTTCACCACCCCCCCAATACCACCGCCTCCACCGCCACCGCCACGACCACCCTTGCCGCCCTTACCACCCTTCTTGCCCTTGCCATCGGCATCGAGGTCGCCGGCATCCAGACCACCACCGCCGCCCATCGCGCCCATGTTGGTCACGATCACTTTTTGCGGGATGTTCGGATTACCCATCAACGAGCCGCGGCCAACGTTCAGCAGGCCCTTGGCGATCTTGAAAGTGCTCATAGCCGACTGAAAGGCGATCACGGCGGCCACCGCCGCCCCGATGCCCGTCACCAGACGCGGAGACTCGTCGGAGAGCTTGGCCAGCCCTTGGGCAACTTTACCCACCCCGTCCGCCACCATGTCAGTGACCGGCCGGAATGCATCCCCAATCGCGCGCATAGCGTCGTCCGTGGCCTGCGCCATTTCCGACCACTTCTGCGCCGACGACTGCCGGCGCTCCTCCAGGTTCTTGTCCAAGATCCCGGTGGCACTGGCCGACTCCGATTTCAGCTTGGCGTACAGCTCCTTGTTCTGCATGAACGCAGTCAACGCCCCCTTGACCTGCATGTCGGCGAACAGGTCGCCGGTGCGCAAGGCGCTCTCCAGGGACGCAATCATGGCCTTGGCTTTTTCCGGATCGGTCTCCTTGCTGATCCTGGCCGTTGCCTCTGCCATGGCGGCGGCCTTCTTCGGATCGGTTGCCGCAATGTATTTCTGAGCCAGCTCAAAGCTGGATTCCAGCGTCGACTTGCCATTCTGCAGGCCGGTGTTCATCGATGCCTGATAGTCGATCCCCGCATCCTTGTAGGCCTTGACCGTGTCGCCCGAACCGATCTTTTCCATCCAGTTCTTGAGGTTGCCGGCGGCCTCGTCGGAGCTGCCGGCGGTCTTCATTTGCACCTGAAGCATGGCGCCCAGTTGGGTCACCGAGTCCATGCCGGTGATGCCCAGCTTGCCCATGCCAGCCAGCAGTTCAGGAAACCATCGCGCCATATCGGCCGCCTCGAAACTGCCCGCCTGCCCTTGGTAGGCGATCGCCTCCAGCGCCTTCTGCATTACCGCGGGGTCGGAAATCTTGGCGTTCTGCCCCAGGGCGTTGATCATGCGCGCCGTTTCGCCACCGTCCGACCCCTGCCCCACGGCGAACTTGGCCGCGGTAGGAGCGTATTGCAGCGCCTTGTCCAGCTCCATGCCGGCGCCGACCAGGGCGTTGACCACCTCGGCCACCTGATTGCGCGCCATGCCGGTGTCGCGCGATGTGTCGATAATCTTCCTCGACATCTCACCTTCTTCGGGCTTGTTGGCAATGTTCGACTTGATCGCAATGTCACGGATGATTGCGCCATAGTCCGCGCTGATCTTGGTCGGGATGGCCATCGCCGCCGTAGCGGCCGCCGCCTGACCGATGCTGCTTTTAAGCTGTTGCTTGCCCTCGTCGATTTGCTGGTGACCTTTGGCCTTGAGCTCGGCCTTGGCCGCCGCCTGGCCCATGCTGGTGTAAGCCTTGGCCAGATCGCGAACGGCGACGCCTTGTTTCTTCAGGCTGCCGAGATTGGTTTCCAGCTTGCCCAACAAGGCGGAGGCGCCCTTGTCGCCAGCCAGGTGCGCCTTACGCCATTCATCGCGCAGACGGATGGTGTCGGCAATGGTCTTTTCCAGCACCCGGGCTTTTTGGCCCTCGGCCTCCAGGCGCTTGATGCGACTGGAGACATCCTTAAACGCCGAACCCACGGTAGAGCTGACCGCCCCGCCAATGACCAGGCCGAGCGCGAGTTTATTCCCCATGTGCGTGCCCTATACGTCGGGTCAATCAAAAGCGGCTCAATCCGTGAGCCACCAAACCATCTCAGAAAAAGGCATGGCCTTGATCTCGGCCGCCGAGAAACTGGTCTCTTTGGCCAAGCGTCGGGCCAGCATCTTCAACGTGGCTTCGTTACAGGTCGTCTTCTTCAACCAGACGAAAATAGCCAGCCTGCAAGCGGTTGTAGTCTTTGAATTTCAGGCCGGCCAGCTCGACGTCGGTGGCCGTGAGCAAGCTGCAAAACAGGCTCTTTTCCATCTTTTCATAATCGCCACCACCGGCCGCCTTGGCGGCTTCCATGTCCCGCACACAGGGCGCACGCATCGTCAGCTTGTCGACGACCACCCCGTTAAAGTTGGCCTTGTAGGACAGCGTTACGGTAACGCCTTCATCGGTGAGTACCAGCCACTTAGGCAACGGCTTGGTCAGGCTTACTTGAGTCATGTTCATGTGTCCTTAAAGGCCGAGGGCCGAGCGTTCAGCTGCCAGTTGATCGACACCGTCGACCACCTGAATCATGTTGATGGGATCGATCTCGTACATGACGCGACCGTCGATTTCGAGCTTGTAGTACACGAGCTTCAGCGCGTGCTTGATCTCCGCCTCCCCGGCCGGCTTCCAGTCGCCCATGTCGACCTCTTTGATGCCGCCGCGCATGGTCACCACCACCGGCGTGATCGCGCCTTTCAGTCCCTTGAAGGACGCACGAAACACCACGTTGCACGCGGTCTGATCGGCCAGCCCGAAATACTTCAGCGACTCACGGCGCACGCCGTTGGTGGTAAACGCCGCCTCGAGCTTGTCCAGCCCGGTGGCCAGCTCGATCGGGGCGGACATGCCGCCGCCCTGATAGTCGGCGACCTTTTGCGTCAGCTTGGGCAGGGTCAGCGTCGGCACGTCGCCGCGAAAACTCACGCCGTCGACGAACGCGGCGCAGTTAGAAAGAACTTGAGGAATCATTGATTGGCCCCCTTAGGCAGCTTCAAGAACTTCGGTCAACCATTCGTTGGTGACTTCAATGAGGAAATTCGGGTTTTCGGCCGGCGGCACGTCGGTGAAACGGATGCGCCAGAAAATCTTGCCCTGCTCGATCTGGCTGGCCGTGTTCCGCTCCTTGTCCGCGTAGACTTCAAAATTGATGATCGCGCCGGCGTTCTTCTGATCGCGCATGAACGCCTGAAGACCTTCGGTCACGTCCTGCACATAGGTCTTGGTGATCGAGCGATCCACCGCCCATTTGTGCCCCGCCTGAATCGCGTCCATGAGGATGTCGCAGGTGCGCACGCGGGTGACGAACGCCCACTTCGGATCGCTGGACAGCGTCCGGTTGCCCCACAGGCGATAGCCGCCGTCACGAATAATCGTGGCGATGTTGGCGTTGTTCAGCAGGTTGGCCCGGCAGGTTTCGTCGCCGTCCAGGTACTCGATCGGGCGGGTGGTGCCGGTGATGCCGACAAACTCCTTGTTCGACGGCGATGCCCAATAGCCGTAGTTGGCATCGGTCCAGGCAAACAAGCCCGCCACCCAAGCTGAGCCCGGGGCGTCGACCGTCGCGCTGAGGACCGTGTCCCAGAACCGCACGCCGGGATCAACCATGTACAGGCGCTTACTGCCGAACTCCAGGGCATACGCCATGGCGGCCTCATCGGTGGTGTTCGGACCGTCGAGGATGGCGATCGCGCGCAATTTGCCGGCGAGGGCATCCATGGCGGTGGCCACCGCTTGCGTGGCGGAATGCTTCGGCGCGATCAGCAGTTTCGGCTGGGCGTTGTGCTTGCTCTTGCCGTCCAGCAGCGCTTGCAGACCGGTACGCTGCCCCGAGGCCAGCACGCCACCAATGATGGCGGACGTTTGCAGCGCGGCGTCCTCCAGTTTGGGTACGCCGATGGCCACGATCACCGCCTTGGCGCGCACGTAGATGGCCTGAGCGGCTTTGGTAATCTCCGAATCCGGGCCGAACGCGGCAATGGCTTCGCGCTCTGTGGTAATCAGCTTCAGCTCGCCGGCCAGCGCCGTGCCGCCGCCGAACACCCCCGGGGTAAAGGTGCCGCACAGGCCGATGATCGACGAGGACGGCAGCGAAATCGTTCGCGCGCCGGTGTCGATCAGCGAGGTGGTGACGCCGTGATAGAAACTCATAGGGCTCAATCTCCAGAAACAAAAAAGCCCCGCGCAAGCGAGGCTGTCAGGGATGTTTGTGTTACGCGTAACGGAAAAGAAAACGCCCCGTCAGTGCGGGGCGTTTATTGAGTTTCGGTGTCGCTCGGCGAGAGCGGCCAGTCGATCTGACCGGGGAAGCCTTCCTGCTGGTCGATGCGGATCAAGTCGACCCGGTAATTTTTCCAGGCCAGCAATTCCGTCTCTTCGGCGGACGTGGCGAGGCCGAGGTCGACAGCGTCCTGTCGCGGCGCGATGCGGATCGCGGCAAGCGTCAGAAGCTGATCGCGGCGAGCATTGGCGATCTGCAAAATCGCTACGGGCGGCGAAAGGAACGCCGTCAATTCAGGCGAATCATCGGGCGCGAACTCCTCGGCGAGTCTTGGCTGGCGGTTTGCAAACGCTCCAACGATCTGCCCTTGTGCATTTCTTTGAATGAACATTATTCGATCTCCTGCCAGCCGAATGTGGCGACCCTGACGCTATTTAGGCCCGAAAAGCGGACTTGGCCGTTTTCTGCGATGCATTCCGCATTGGTCCCCCCGGTATCACTCCCATTTGTACTGACGTAGAAGCCGCCGTTGTATGCAGCGTTCACAGACCATGCAATATTTTCAACGGATGGCGACGTGTAAGTGCCCGCCGCATCCGTATTGCCATACATAGCCACTCCGAACCGCGCCATTGTTCTAACACCAGGCGGAACGCTCAGTGTGAATACAGTCGCGGTCGTGACTACGGCAGTTACATCGGCAACGGGTATCTTCCAGGTGAAGTAACGGCCGACGTTGACGAACTGGATAATATTTCCGCCCGCGTCGGTTCGAATCGAGCTAATGCGACGAAAACCGGCATAGCCGGCGGGCAGAGTTGGCGCGGTTGCCGAGAGACTGAACAGGATGTCGCCTGTACCGTCACTGATCTTACGAATGACAAAGACGTGATACCAGGCACTGATGGCTTTAATGCCCGCATCCAGCTTGTTCTGGTTATCACCAGCAGCCCAGCTCCCTGCAGCCTGGAGTATTCCGCGCACGATACTGGACAGCTTGAGATTGACTGAATCGGTTGTGTCACGCGCGACGCCCGCCGCAACATCAACGGTGGTAGTCGGAGCCGCCGCGTTGTTCGCCAGCAGAAACCCCGAAAAATAGTTATAAGGCAGGACGGGGGCAGCAGGCAGCGGATCGAGTAGCACACAGTGCGCTCCGTCGTACTCCACATCCGCCAACTGGTCGACCGCGATCACCGCCGCGACCTTGGCACCACTCGCATCGTACTGCTTGAGAACCTTCGCCCCCTTCCCGGAGATGTTGATCGTGGCCGGATCTCCGGCGGCCGCATGAAACTTGACCCGAAAACGCTGGTTCGGCCCGTAGGCATCGATGGCCGGCGAAGGGGTGAGCGTGAACGCAGGCGCAGCGCCACCGGTAGTGAAGGCGGTCGCGGCCTGAGATTGAATTTCGGCCTTGGTGAGCGCGTCCGTGATGCCATGTCCGGACAGCGTCGTCGGGTTGGTCCCTGCGACTACGCGGCCATACTTATCGACGGTAACATTGGCGTATGAGCCGGCACTGACACCGCTTCGGCCTACCGCCATTTCAAACAGCAGATCCGTAGTACCGAGAACAATCGGGCCGTCAGTCACCAACTGCCAGACGCTGTCGGCATTGACCGTGCCCTTCTCGATGCTGATGAACAGACCCGGCGTAACCTCCAGACTGCTATCCGCATCGAACGCCCGCTTCCAGGCGCCCGCAGCCGGCACTACATAAAGACCATTGTCCTTGGCGACGGTCTGGTTTTTCACCAGCACCCGCGACTCGGCCGGCAACAGCACCCCGTCAACAATTTGGATACCACTCAAGACGATGTTGGTGGTGGTAGCCACCAACGCCGAGTGTTTAAAGTCCAGCTTGGCCAACGCCTCAACAATCGCGACATCTACATAGTCACGAGTGGCCAACACTATCGACGGATCGATCTTGAGCGTGATGTTGCCGGTACTGGCGACAATGAAATTCATGCGCACGATTTGCGTGCGGCCAGACCCTTGCGACAGGACTGGTTTGAAACTCGGCGCGCAGTTGGCCACCGCCACCATGTCGCCGTCCGCGTCGTACAACGCGATTTCGCGAATCCAGCGACCTCCCTCATCCGCCGGGATCACCTGCTCGGCGATGATCACCGCCGGGTTGGCCGGGTCGACCTTGAGCTGATTCAACGGTCGGCGGCGCCATTCGTTGATCAACTGGGTTTGTGTGGGATTGGGGATAGGGTCGGCGCCGTTGGCATCACCCACGCCCATTTCGGTGATCCTCCAGGGAATGCCGAGCGCGTCGGCGTTCGCCTGCTTGGCCATCCCCACGTTCGTGAGGATCGCAAAAAACTGCGAATTCGCATCAATCATAATAAACGTCCAGGGTGTCTATGGAGTGTTCGCGACCGACCACGCCAAAGCGGCCCGTGACCTCGATGTCACGCATCACCGGCGGGTAAACGTCGATTTCGTCGCCCTCGAAAAGGGAAACTGCAATGTTCAAAGCGCCTTTGGTTTCGAGGCTGATCGCCAGTCCGGTCAGATGCCGGCTCACAGGCTTGGCGTCGTCGATCAGGCGCTCCAGCTCCTGATACATCTCCTCGGTGATCCCGGTGTCCAGCACGCCGACCTTGAGCGCAAAGGTGCCGGCCACCCCTTCGGGCACCGTGTTGAACCACTCGACGATCTCGATCAGGTAGCCCAAGGGCTCGACCACTCGGCGCAACGCGCCGATGGTTCCCTTGTGGGCATGGATGTAATAAGACGCGGCAATGGCCCGGCGCTTGGCTGCCTCCGGCCATCGGTGATCCCAGCGATCGACCGACCACGCCCACGCCAGATGCGGTAGCAGATGCACCGGACAGGTCTGCGCGTTGTAGAGCGTGCGCAACGGGACAATCGTGCGCTCGTAGAACGCTGCTTCCAGAGCACGCTCCAGTTGCGTGCTATTGCTCGGCAGCAGGCTCTTCATCCCGGCACCTTCGGCACCACGCTGTAACCGGTGCAATACGCCGCCTGAGCCTTGGTCGGGGCCAAGTCCACCCACTCGGGCAACTCAACCCGGGAAACGCCGGCCACGTGTAGCTGAGCATCGACAGCCGAACGCGCGACCTCCACGCCCAAGCGCTTGCGCGGGTTGATCCAGGCGGCCAAGCGCTTGATGGCTTCCGCCAGACTGGCGTCGACCTCAGGCCCGGCACTGTTCATGTGCAAGATGGCGTCGATGCGATAGTGGATAATCTCCGCGCTCTGCACGGTCACACGGTCACCGAGCGGCCGCACGTTCTCATCATTCAGCGTCGCGGCGACGGTGGCCAACAACTCGGGGCTGGCCACACCTTCCCCTTCCCCTTCCGAACTCAGCACCGTGACCGTAACGCGGCACGGCTCCGGGCTTTCAGCGGTGGCATCCGTCACCAACCCCGAAGCGTTGCGCGCATGAAAGATGTAGCTGTTGCGCGGCCCCGCCGTGGTCAGCGCTTCAAAGGCCAACTGGATGCGCTCACGAAACGGGTCATCCTTTTCCTTGATTTCCTGCACTGGCGGCACCGCCAGCAGATCCTCGGCCTGGATCACCAGGCGCTTCAGGTTGACGTTTGCGCCCAACTGATCCAAGTCACTGCCGATCGCGTGCGCCAGCAGCAGGGCCTTGGCCGCGTCGTTGACCCGGGCGCGGTTGCCAAGCTTGATGTAGGCCCCGACCTCGATCACCTTGGTGACCGGGTCGCTCTCCAGGGTGGCCGTCCAGTTGTCGCCCATGTAACCGCGAAAGTTCGCCAGCCCTTCCTCATAAGTGTCTTCGAAGTCCAAGGGCTCCAGCACCTCCGGTGCCGGCAGCGCCGACAGATCCAAGCCACTCATACGCTCACCTCCAGCAGAAAGCGGTCACCGAGGTATTCGCCGGCAACGCTCAGATCAATTTTTCCGCCCAACACCGCCAGCACCCGCACGCTCTCCAGCTTCAGGCGTGGCTCCCAGCGCCCAAGGGCACGGGCAGCCTCCGCTTGCACCGAGCTTTTCCAGCCGGCGTTTACGGGCAAGTCGACAAAAGCGCTGAGCTTGCTGCCGTAGTCCGGCCGGTGCCGGCGACTGCCGAGCGGCGTGCCCAGGACGTCGCCCATGGACTGCCGCAAGTGCTCGATGCCGGAAATGGGTTGGCCGGTGTGGCGGTCCATTCCGATCATCTAGATCACTCCTTAAACGGCTCGAACTCTGGATTGGCCTTCAGATAACTAACGGCCTGTTCATCCGACACCGACACCTCAATCACGCCCTTGGCCACCGGCAGCGTGCGGTTGGTTTTGGGAATGATCAGGGTGCGCGAGGTATAGATCTTGTCGCGGAAGGTCAGCGACACATCCGCCGCCGGTGATTGATCATCAGCGGACAATTCGTTGGGCTTGGCCATGTTTTCTCCAGGCATAAGAAAGCCCGCGCGCGGCGGGCTGGATGGGTCAATCGGTTAATGCGTGTGGTGGTTGCTGTTGCCCGTGGCGTCGATGATCGCGGCGGCACTGGTGATGTTCTTCGTGGCGTGTAATGTCCCATCGATCACCACCGCGCCGGTCAGGTTGATGGCCGTGGATTTGATTGCCGCTGAATCCGGCGTCAGCGCCGCCTCGGTGCCGCCGACCTTGGCCGTCACGGCGTCATCCGTCACGACCACCGCCGTGCTACCGACCTTGAGGGTGACCGTGCCGGTCGGCAAGTTGATGGTGTAGGTCTTGGCCTGCCAGTCGTAGACCAGCGAACCACCGTCATCAAAACGCCAGACTTCCACATGATTGCGATTATCCGGTTGGGCGCCGGCATCCCCGTACAACCCGGGAATGAAGGTGCCCATCCCGGCTTGACCGCTGGGGCTGAGCAACGCGCCCTGCTCGCCAAGACTTGGCGCTCGCCAGTTGCGCGCCTTGCCGGCCGCGAGGCTGTGCCAGCGTACCCAGGCACTGGTCCACTCGCCGTTCGACACGCGCACCATTGCCGCCGCCAGATCCACACCGACCACCACGCACGGCATAACCATGGCCGCGATCATGCGGTCATGCTCGGCACTGGCGTAACTCATGGCGAATCCTCCTGGGTGAACTCCAGCTCAACGGGGTAGTCGCCTCCCGGCGGTGCGTCTGATGGTTCGTCCGACCACGGCCATTCCTCAACCCCGAGGTAGAGTTGATGAGTCCATTCCACCAGCCAGACGGTGTAGCCATCCAGTTCCGGCTTGGTCCAATCCTGCATGGCTTGGACGAACTCGGCAGGTTCGACCGCAACGCCCCAAGTTTGCATGCGCAACAACACTGCCAATTGCGCCGCCAGGTGCGCGGCCTGCTGGCAATGCTGCGGCTTGATCGGATCAACAATAATCCGCGCCTCGAATCGGCAAATCAGCGTGGTCTCGCCGGTGCCAATGTCCTTGCCCGGCTCGATCTCGGCCATTTCCAGAAACACCACGGGCAACGCAATGCGGTCCTTGATGTTCGGCCAGGCGGTGACTGCTTTGAT